GACCATTGCCGCCCGAGAACTTCCTGTTCATCAACGTGCCGACGGTGTTCTCGGGCGGCAATGGTCAGCTCGTGGCGAATCACATCACGACGGCGTGGTGTACCTTCAGCGGCATGGACGCTCGTTGCTGGAACCGAGCGGGGAACACCCCGTACTTCGGTGATGCAGACGGCAATGTCCAGCGCGGCCTTCACGGCGACAAGGACGGGGTTGCCGTGGACGGTGGGGGCGGCACGAACATCCTGTCCAGCGTTCAGCAGGCGTACTCGGACTTCGGAGGGCCAACTGCCCAGAAGCAGGTCGGCCTGTATCGTCTCACGTTCCTCGGTGCGAGGCCCGTGGGCTACGCTACGGGCATCACGTACGACTACTCGCAGGTCGGCCCACCGAGCGCCACGGGCTCAGGCATCCCCGGAGCGACGGCGCACTGGGACGAGGGGCTGTGGGACGTTGGGTACTGGTCCGGCGGCCTCGCAGTGCAGCGTGACTGGCGTTCAGCACAGGGTATGGGGACAATCGTGTCCATTTCAGCGAGCTTGTCCACTGAGGCTGAGGCCACTTGGGTGAGTACCGACTACACACTACGACTTGGAGGTCCGCTATGAAGAACCAACCGATGCCCGCTCCGGGCACCCCTCAAGGCATGCCTCCGGGTCGCCCCGGTATGCCTCCGGGCATGGGGGTTCCTCCGGGGATGCCTCCGTCGCAGCCGTCGGTGATGTCCCGGCCGCAGATGCTTCCGCCGCAGGGAACATCTCCGGAGATGATGCCGCCTCAAGCGCCCCCGCAAATGGACCCGGAGAAGCTCCGTGCCCTGATGATGGCGCAACAGCTCCGGTCTGGGCAGTGATCGAATGTGGCCGTCGGGAGGAACTGATCAGCTGGCTCTGCGAGCGGATCGGATACAATCCCACGGCCACGATGCAAGCTATAGGAAGGTGTGCTAAAGACGGGACTATAAGGGGAGTTGTCGGTTACGACCACTGGACAGTGTCCTCCGTAGATATGCATTGGGCGGGCACTGATGGGTTTCTTAACCGAGAGCTTCTCTATGCAATGTTCGCGTATCCGTTCAAGCAGCTCAAGTGTAAAGTCGCTGTAGCCTACATTGAGGAAGAAAACTGGTACGCTGACAAGGTAGCGAGACATTTAGGGTTCAAGTATCTGTGCACTATCCCAGACGGGGCGGCGTCCGGGAACATGCTGGTTCTAACGATGCACGCGCATCAATGTAAGTGGTGGAGGAAGCATCATGGGCGGTTTGCTAGTCAAGAAGATGATGAAAAAGGACAGCCCGGCTCCTCCGCCGGCGCCGGACTACAAACAGCTCGCGCTGGACCAACATCAGCTGGACGTGGAATCTGCGGACCGGGCAGCGGCGTCGAACCGCCCCAATCAGTACACGACCGAGGGCTCCCAGACCTGGAAGATGGACCCCGCAACGGGTCAGTGGACGAGCACCGTCGCGCTTTCTCCGGAGAATCAGGCGCTGTACGACGCGCAGATGAAGCAGAAGTCGGTACTTTCTGACGCCGCAGGCGGGAAACTTCAGGGAGCAATCGACGCCACGTCCACTCCGTTCGATACGAGCAAGTTCCAGGATGTTCGTGACTTCGACCTGAGCAAGGTCCACGACTTCGGGGCCGACCTTGACCCCAACGCGGACCAGATGACGAAGTTCGACACTTCGGGGCTGGACGCCTACGGGAATGTGGACTACAGCAAGCTCAAGGATATGCCGGACGCCGGCTTCGGGGCCGTCGAGAGTGTCCGGGACGCCATGCTGGCTCGTACCCGCCCCGACTTGGATCAGCAGCGCGCCAAGGAGATTCAGCGACTCAAGGCACAGGGGTTCAACGAGAACGATAGGGGCATGAAGGACACCTATCAGCGCCTGGACCGTAAGGACGTTGATGCCGAGAATCAGGCTCTTCTGGGGGCAACGACCGCCTACGGCGACATCTTTCGTCGGGGCATGGATGTGCGCCAGCAGGGCGCGAAGGAGATGTTGGATGAAGCGAACTTCCGCAATCAGCGTCGTGGGCAAGAAGCAACCGAAGCCATCACCGGCGCCGGCTTCAACAACGACATCCTTTCCAAAGACTTCGACCAAAGGAACCTCGCCTCAGCCTACGCGAACAACCTTCGCGGCCAACAAATCAACGAACAAGGGTTGATGCGTTCGTCCGACATGGACAACCGGGCACGCGAGATTCGCGAAGGGCTGATGGAGCGCTCACTGCCGATGCAGGAGTACCAACAGCTCACCGGCATGACGCAGGCAGTCAACCCTCAGTTCGAGGACTTCTCCAACGTGGCCGGAGCCAAGGCAGCGGACATCGCCGGGGCCAATCAGGCTCAGTACGCCGACGCGACAGGGAAGTACAACGCGAGGGAAGCGCAGAAGGCCGAGCAGACCGCTCAGCTGCTGCAACTCGCAGGCACGGCGGTCGGCGGGTACTTCGGCGGCCCGATGGGAGCGGCGGGCGGAGCGGCGGCTGGCAGAGCTGTGGCCCCGAAGGCGAACATTCAGCCGATCTACAGCTGGAGCCCCAACTCTAGCGGTGGCCTGAGCTACAACTACGGGGAGCCGTGACATGCCCGCCACCGATCCTATGGCATATGACGAGTTCGGTTCCGAGAGGGACCGAATCAAGCGCCAGCTTGCGATGGCCTCCGAGCTGAGGAGGAACAGCCAGCAGCCCGAGGGCAAGATGGTCGGCAACTGGTTCGTCAGGCCGTCCAAGCTCACCGGACTTGCGAACCTCGGGCAGCAAGTCTTCGCTGGCATGCAGGAGCGCAGGGCCAATCAGGATCAGCAAAACCTTGATCAGCGCATGGGGGACGAGTACAGCTCCTGGATGGCTCAACGCCCCCAGTCGAAGATGGTCGGTACTCCCGAGGAGATTCCCGGAACCGTCGCACCGGGGCCGATGCCCGAGGGGATGGAGGGCACGCCCCTGATGAAAACCCGGCTGGCGATGGAGAAGGTCGAGCCCACGCAGGCCCAGACGATTGACTGGGCTTCCAAGGGAATGCGGAATCCGTTGTCCAAGGCGCTGGCTTCGCACTACATGGAAGACGCCATCGTCAAGCAGCCTGAACGCGAAGCGGCACGCACGTTCAAGGCCGAGGAGGCTGAGAAGCTACGTGACTTCAAGCTGGAGCAGGACATCCAGCGTCACAAGAACAAGCTCGGCGAATTGGATCTGCTGTACGGCGACAAGACGAAGACCCGTGAGCAGCTCATGGTCATCGAGAAGATGAAGGACCAGACGAAGCGCGACTTGGGCTTCGCCGAGGCCGAAGCTCGCGTGAAGGCGGCGGAAGCGAAGGCCAAGGCCTCTGGGGCGAACGTGAAGCCGGTGCCGAACACCATCACCACCAAGATGTCCGAAGCCGAGCAGGCCGCCGACGGCTTCAACGGAGCGTATTCGACCTACAAGCCCGAGTACGGAGGCCTCAAGGGGCAGGCGATGGCCGCCGGTGGGCGGAGTGACATCGCCACCATGATCACAGGAGCCATCGCCCCCGAAATGGCTCAGAAGATGCGGGAAGCCGCCTCGTGGTGGAGCAACTACGAGAGTCAGGTGGCGATGATCCAGCGGCACGCCATGTTCGGCTCGGCGTTCACGGAGCAAGAGCGGGCCGCGTGGGACAAGGCCACCATCAAGCCGGGCGACCCTCCGGAGTTCATCGCAGACAAGATTCGCGAGAAGACTCGCCTCTCCAACATCTTCTACAACAAGCTCCGCAACCAGTACGTCACCACCGGTCACACGTCAATCGGCGACGCGTTCCCAGAGCGCGGCACGATGTTCGAGGAGAGCGCTGGCGGACCCTCCCCCGGCGTCCCTCCCGTACCTCTTCGGCAGCCTGTTGTCGCCCCCACGCAGCGCCGCAGGTCCACAGACCTACCTCGCGGGGTGGTCTCCTTCGAACAGGAGTAGGTCATGCCCGCCTTCAAGTTCAAGCTGGAAGACGGTCGCACCGGCCGGGTAGAGGGTGCGACCAAAGAAGAGGCGATGGCGAACTTCCAACGCTTCGTCATGCCTGACATGATGCGCCGGGCAAGCGACAAGGAAGAAGAGCCTGCTCCTGCGGCCCCGCCCGTTCCACCTCCTCCCAAGAAGTTCACGCAGGCCGAGAAGGATGCGATGCTGGCGGCGGACAAGGAGAAGTACGATCCGGCCAAGGGGATGAATTGGCTGGAGAAGGCGGGTGTAGGATTCCAGTCGGGGCTTCGGAATGCCGGAACGGGCATGATGGACCTCGTCGGGTTGGCGAGCGATGAAGATGTCCAAGAACGCAAGGATAGAGAAGAGCGGAACAAACCGCTAGGTGGATGGGGAACAGCGGGAACCCTCGCCGGTGAGATGGCGGCTACAGCCGTCCCCGGTGGAGGGGTCATCGCAGGCGGTGGGAAGCTCCTCACAAAGGCGCTCCCCGCCGTGGCGAAACTCGGCTCGATGGGTGGAAAGATCGCGCCCGTCAGCACTGTCGCCAAGGCGGCGGTTCAAGGGGCCGTCGAGGAAGGGCTCGTCGGCGATGCAGATGATGGGGGTGATCTGGGCAAGCGCGGAATGGGGGCGCTCAAGGCGGGGGCGATTGCTGGAGCCATCCCCATTGGTGGGAAGGCCCTCTACCACTCGGCAACGGCCCTCCCCAAGGCGATAGGTGCCGTGAAAAACACCTTCTCCCCCAGCGCGGAGCGGATAACAGAACGCGCCTACAACGCGATGAAGGACTCCATTGGCGAGAAGGAGCTCAAGGCGGCACGCGAAGCCATGGAGCTCAAGGGCGGCACGCCCTCAATGCTCCCGCAGACCACCGCAGCCATGTCCGGCAACCCGTCTATGGGTGCGCTGGAGCGCGGAGCCCGGAGCCGTGGCAACGCGAACTTCAATCAGCACGACGAAGACGCCGCTCGTGCTGCGTGGGAAGGGCTGCAGATGCCCGGTGCCCCTTCAGAGGCGGGCGAAATCCTGCGCTCGCAGTTCATGAGAAACGGCGTCCCACAAACCGAGCGCATGTTCGGTGAGCTTCCAGGAGCCATCCCCAATGTGGAATCACAGCCTCTTCGTAAGGCTCTGGGAAGACTGGGTCAACACCTGTCTCCGGATGAGCTGGACACTACAACCAAGATCGCGAGCGATCTATCCAAGCGCGACCTCGCCAAGTACGGCGAAGGAGCCATGACGCCGGACGTGGCGCTCTGGTCCGACCGTATACCTCTGGTGCTCGGGTTCTTGCTCCACGCCAAGACGGGCGGGCTCGGCAACGCGATGCTGAATAGGGCCAAGCTGTCCGCTCTCAACGACTTGCGCCTGAACAACCAAGGCAAGGTGATGAAGGAGATCGACGACGCCCTTCTTGACCCCGACAAGTTCATGAACATGGTGGACTCCGTGCAGAAGAAGATCCTGGCGAAGGAGACTCTATCCCCCACCGAGCAGGCCGTTAAGACGATGTCCGAAAAGGCGTTGAAGTACGGTTCCGCTGCCGCCGGAAGTGCTGGCGACGACAATCTTAAATAAGGGGCTGATATGCCGCGCGATTCAGGTGGTGCATACACTCTTCCGGCGGGCAATCCGGTAGTTAGCGGAACGGTCATTGAGTCCGTCTGGGCCAATGACACGATGGAGGACATTGCCGTTCAGATGAACAACGTGCTGACACGGGACGGCTTGCTCGGCCCCACTCAGCCGTTCCTCATCACCAACGGTACGGAGGCGTTGCCGGGCATCGCATTCGGCCTGTCCCCGAGCACGGGCTTCTATCGGGTGCCCCCGAACAACGTCGGCCTATCCATCAGCGGCTCGACCGTTCAGGGGTGGGACGATACCGGCACGTTCGTCACCGGCCTATTCGGGGTCAGTGGGGACGCGTCGTTCGGTGCGAATGTGGGCATCGCCGGCAACCTGACCGTTACCGGCTCGTTTACCTTCCCCGGTACGCTCACCGGACCACTGCGCCTTGATGATGGAACTGCTGCTCTGCCGGCATACTCGTTTACAAGCGACCCAGATACGGGGATGTATCGGGCGGCGGCTGACACACTGGGCTTCGCGCTCGGCGGCCTATCCACCGTAGGGTTCCTGCCCGGCGGACGTGTGAACGTCAATGGCACGTTCCCCACCACGAACGGGCTCAACGTGGTGAATTCGGGCGTGGGCGCGTCCTGCTCTGCTGGGTTCGTCGCGCAGAATGACGTCGGTTCTGTCGGCCAGTTCATCATTACTAATTCGGCCTACACGGCGTATCCGTTGGCAGGCGCTCGGGCTGGCTTGCTCTATGCGGATGGTAGCGGCGGCCTTGTCCTCAATGCGTCCCTCGCGGGGGCCAGTCTTCGCTTTGCGGCCGGTGGCATCACCGAGCAGATGCGGCTGACGTCGGCAGGAAACCTCGGCATCAACTGCATTCCGCCGGCTGGCGTTCAGTTCCGAGTTCAGGCCCAAGCAGCCAATGACGTTGGCCTTGAATGGGCCCGCCTTGGAGTTGCCGAGGGTGAGCTTCGCTCCTTTGACCGTCAGTCTCCTGCGTGGGACAAGTTTACCTTCGGGGCCAGCGACTATCAGTGGAACACCACTGGCGTGAACCGGATGTCCCTCAGCAATGCGGGCGTCTTGACCACTGCTAGTTCGATCAACTCAGGCGGCAACATGTCCGCTGGCTACTCGGCTCCAGGTGGTGACGTAGCCATCTTCATCAGCAACTTCGCGAACGCAGTCAACTCGCGCGCCAAGCTAGAGATCAGCAATGGGGGCACGCAGACTGGTAGTGATGCGCTCACCCACTACGTCAATCAGGGTACTTGGGACTGGAGCACCGGGATTCACGCGGCTTCTTCGTCATACCGGATCAGCGTTAGCAGCGGTCTCAATGCTCCGGTCCTTACCGTGACCACAGGCTTGTTTGTCGGCATCGGTAACTCATCACCAAACTTCAAGCTTGACGTACAAAGCACGACGGGCGGGGTACCTGCGCTTCACCTTGATGTGGCAGGCGCCCCTAATCAGGGCATGCTCAGGCTCGGGGATCGCTCGTACATTGCAGGCGGCGGGGACTACTCAGGCTGGCAGTTCATTGACTCGTCCATAGCGCGAGTGCAGATAACAGTGGGTGGCTACCTCGGCATAAATACCTCAGGATCGCCATCCTACCCGATTGACGTCACTGATGGGACTGCGGCGGTCGCTCGACTTCGTCACACGAGCGGTGCGGCTGCCTTCCTACAGGCGAATGCCAATACTGACGTCCGTGTTGGTTCACTGAGCAACCACAACACGCTGATCATAGTGAACGGGCAACCGAAGATCACGGCCCCTACCAACGCCGACACCATCTACGTCCGCGAGGGGGTCACTGACTTCCGCGTGGCGCTCGGCACGGAGTCCGCAGCGTTTGGAAGCGGCGGCATCACCTTCCCCATTGGGGGCATCTTGCTCGGTCGCGGTGCCGGCATGGGGGCAACGAATCCGTTTGCCGATGTTCCGCTGAGCGCTGGTGTTACCATTACGATCTTTGGTGTCTCAACCAACACAGTCTTCAACGTCGGCACCTATCGACTTCTGGGGCGTGAGACCAACGCAACCAACGTCGACACAGCCCTCTGGATGCGCGTCGGCTAACCCTTTCTCAACCACGGAGCACTTCATGCCCGACCTTCTCGTTCTCAAACTATCCCCGGCGAAGATGGACATCATTGGGAACGCCCTCGGGCAGAGACCCTACGCTGAGGTCTATCAGCTGCTCGCGGAGATGGCTCAGCAGCTGAAGGACCAGCAGGCCCCGACAGCTCCGCCCCCCGCTGACCCACCCGCTCAATAGGAGAGTCCCATGCCTGATCCATATCTGGGAGCACCAGACGAATCCGAGGAGGAGCAGAAGCGCCTCGATGAAGCGCGCCGTAAGACCGGCCTGCCCATCGGGCGACCCATGCCTCCCGCCCCGCCAGTGAGCGCCCCCGCGTCGAGCATCGGCTTTACGAAGGGGTGGTCACCGGACGAGCGAGCGAAGCAGGCCGCCGCTCATGCAGCCTTCCTGCGTAACCGACGTTAAAGGTCGTCGGTGGCCCGGAACCCCAGGAACGTGGGGAACCGGGGCTTGTCCTTGCTGCCCGTCGGGAAGTAGCGGTACTTCACCGTCTTCCCGACGAGCTTGTCGCGGTCCTGCCAGTACGCGTGACGCTCGCCGTCACTGAACCCGGTGCCGATCTCGAACTGCACTCCGGTGTATGCGTCCTTGACGCTCAGGGCTCCCATCTTGTCCCCAGCAACCTTGTTCTCCTGATGCGAACTTCGTTTAGAGTAGCCGCGTTCATCGGGCTTGGCCTCGTTGTGATTATGCATGAGTTCGATGACATTCACGACTACGGCCTCGCTATCCAGAAATCGTTTGAGCTTCATCAGCCAACCTTCGCTGAGAGTGCTTCGCCCCTGCTTGTACCGGCCAGTCATAGAGCGGAGCATGATGCCCTCATACCCCCGTGCGAGGTAGTCCTGCTCAAGCCCAATGAGTTCAGCGGAATTGCTGACCCGTGTGTGGGGGACTGCCTTAATCAGCGGATGCTGTCCTTCGAAGCCCTTAGCGATCTCCAGCCGCGCGTGGAACTCCCCCACTGCTGAGCCGAAGAAGTCGAATACGTGATACTGCACCTGCGGCTCGCCGGTCTGCGTCATGACGGCCGACGTGGTGTCCCTGAAGACGGAGTCGCCAGTTGCGGCCCCCATGATGAGCTCGCCGTCCAGACCGTTCAGGGCGTGCAGGCCGAGGATCCCCTGTAGGTATCGGTTGGGGATGGGCTTCATGGAGCGGCTGAGCAGCACGCCCTCGATGATTACGGCTCGTATGCCGTCTAGCTTGGGGGACGCCAGTAGGGGATAGCGGAGGTCCTTAACGTCTTCAACCTTGGCGGCGAGCATGGGCCGTGTGATCATGAAATCTCCTTGGAGTTGAAAAAAGGAGCCCCGAAGGGCTCCTTGAACTGAGCGCGGCCTGATTAGGCTGCGGCCCCGTTCTTGCGACGGCGTGCCACGAAGCCGACAATGCCGAGGCCCGCGAGCATGAGCGCGTAGGTCTCGGGTTCCGGCACCGGCGTGACGTCGAACGGGGTGCTGGTCGGCGTGAGCTCACCCTTGAACCAGCCCGACCCGCCGAGGACGAGCCCCTGCGCGTGGGTGGCGAAGAGGAAGCCGTTCTTGTCGACCGGGCCGTTGACGCTGCGGCTGTTGAACGACGCCAGCGTTGCGCCGACGAAGTCCCACGACAGAACGTCGACGCCGTCGAACCGCGGGAAGTTGCTCGACAGATCGATCTTCCAGTCGAAGAAGCCGTCACCGTCCGCCTTGAACGAGTCGTTGGAGAAGCTGAAGCCCTGATAGGCTGAAGCCCCCGTGCCGCCGACGTTGCTGATCGCCAGCGGAGCGCCGGTGTAGTTCCCGTACAGGCCCGTGATGAACTCCCCCGGCGCCATCGTGCCTTGCAGCTCGAAGTGAACGCCCGTGGCCGTCTGCGTGGCCTCCAGGAACGAGCAACCGCTCACCAAGTTGATGCAGTTCGTGCCCCCGCTGAACTCGTCCTGAAACCCCAGCGTGACAGCGTTCGCGGCGGGAGCCGCGAGCATTGCCGACGCTGCTGCGATTGCCGTCGCAATCAAAGCTAGCTTTTTCATATGATTCCCCTTGCTCCACCAAGACGGTGGCTGTATGGACCCGTAAGACCCATACAGCTACGGTCTAAGCCCCCGGTGTGTCGATGGATTGGTCAGGGCCACCGGGGAAACCCTGTCTGCGAAGTCATACCTAGCTATCATCCATCTTCGAAACGTCCAAGGCTGCGACTAGGTACCAGTGACTGCTTGGTGGGCAGTGCCCCATTGTACCATCCATGACGGCTAGGAGCAAGCGCCGTTACACCCCGACCTCTCCTGGTGCTGCTCCATCGCATGCCCCATCGACGTGGCCTTCACCATGCCCTCGCACTTCGGGCAGGTGTAGAGCATCATGCTGTCGTCATAGAAGCCCTCCAGCTTCCATCCGTTGGGGGCGACTCTGATCTGCCACGCGGCGACCTTACGGTCGTATAACTCGAAGTTCTCGAGGTACTTCTCGTAGTAGTGACCGACCTTTTCCAGGTCCTTGCGCCGTTCAGCCGACGTGGGATGCTTGTGCTTCCATCTCAAGATGTACCTGAGCATCTGGGCCTGAAAGTAGTCCAGGTCATGGGCAATGACGATGTTCCAGTGCTCCGTTGCGGGGTCCTTCATCTTCTTGTAATGGTCGCCCCCGACTTGTCTTTTGTCTGCGTCGCTCACGCTTTGTTTCTCCTGTCAATCCACTGAGTTGCTGCGATTGTCCAATCGCAGAGCGGTGCTGTTGCCAGCTCTTTCAGGCCGTCGCCGACCTTGTTCTTTCGCGCCTCCCACGCCTTGAACATGGGCCGGGCCACGTCGTGTAGGAATGGGAGTTTGGATTCGTAGTTGGAAGGCTCTACGACAAAGCTGGTGATTTCCTTGATCACACTGTCGTAATCGCCCCCGAACCCGAGTAGGTAGCTCGGAGGGTAGCTGTCGGGACGGGGCGGCCGGGCGTCCATCAAGTCCCAATGCCGCTCGTAGATGTGGAAGTTGTTGCTGATCTGGGTGTACGTCCCCACGGGGATGCCCAGCTGATCTGCAATGAACTCCTGCAGGATGCTGAAGTGCACTGCGTTCGCTCCGTAGGCGCCCCAGACGACGTCATTGCTCCGGCAACTCACCGTCATGTCCAGGAGGTAGCGGTTCACCCGGAAGTAGATGACCGTGTTGCAGGGGACGTCTTTGCCGCCGTCTGAGTCGTGTATGGGGTCGTACATCTGTATGACGGCCCGGCGACTGCCCATGTCCTTCTTCAAAAGCTCCACCACCCCGCGGATCTGGTCCATTCCGAAGTGATATCGCCACCTAAATCCGTATGCGCCATTCAGCGCTGCGCCGTCGTCGCTGTACTCCTTGATCTGGCCGGCGAAGTAAGCGGGGAACTCAACGTCCCTGCGCCCGGCCAGCATCCACAGAGCTTCCATCAGGTGGAAGAAGGGGTTGCAGTCCCGCTCGGGCCAGAGCAGCACGCGCTCCTCAGGGTAGCGATAGACGGTAGCGACAGGCCCCGGAGCGACCAGGACCATGCCGTTGCGAGAACTCTCCTTGTCGCCGAACTGCAGAAGGTAGCGCAGTCCTATAGGAAGCGCCTCCTCTACGTTGCGAGCTTCGATAACATGCATCTGCTACTCCTTGGGTGGGGCCGGGCAGGTGCCCGGCATAGAGGCGCACGGTGCGGCCCCAATGGGCTCCAGGGGCACGCGTGAGTGCTCGGTGGTGGGGGTGTAGCTTGCCGGCGTTTGACGCGCCACAGGCCCGTTAAACCCTCCGTTTGTTACAACTGGATACGGCCTCCAGCAAGAGGTGATCTTCGCGCACCATCCGGGGTTCGTACACTTCCCGATGCGGCAGCCGTTCACTTCCTGAGGCCCTTCATGGGATCGTCCTCCTTGTGGTTGTCTGGCCCCACTGTGCCGACGAGGATGATCCAGGGAATGATCACCACTGCAAGCAAGATACCATCAAGTATGGTATCAAAGAACCGCTTCACTTCTTCTTGCCCCCAGCACGACGCGCCTCGGCCATCGCACGACGCTTCTCTTGTTGGATGGCCTCCCCCACGTTCATGAGGAGCTTCCGCTTGTAGCGGGGACGCTTGCCGGGGGCGAGGTGAGTGTAGTTGTTCGCCATCTGCTTACGACGGCGGGCATTGGTCCTTGCTTGGCTCATTCATATCCTCCGGGTGAAGGGCCGAGAGGCCGGCCCGTGTTGTGTTCCACGCCGACGCAGCGGTCATCCCACAGCTCGATCATGGCATAGTCTTTCATGCAGGTGACCTCCAACTGCTGACCGATGTGGCGATCGCACCACGCAGCGATGGCTAGACGAGCCTTGGGGGCGCGCTCCAGGTTCGACACTCGTGCGGTGAAGATCTTCACCTTGTACCCCTGACGCAGCCAGCGGAGGACGCGGAGCACCATCTCTGGAACGGGCTCCCCGATGTGGTCGACGGCGACCCATTTGTCGTACTTGGCGAGGGTGCCATCAAGGTCCACGCCAATCCATCCCCAGCGTTCGCCGTTCATGGTTCTACTTCCTCGCTGTACGTGACTTCCATGTTGTTCACGAAGGCGAACTCCTGAGCGGAGCGCACCGAGGAGAAGGACATCATCGTCCACACCCCGTCGGGGTAGGTCACGATGGTGCTCGCACCCCCGCTAGGATACACGCGGGAGATGTGAAGACTACCTCCCGGGGTAGAGCTGCTTTGGTCGTCCACCTTCGAGTGCCCTCATGTATTTGTCGACTTCGCACAGGCAATTCTGTACGTCCTGAGCGTGGAGTTGCAGCTTCGTTTCCTGCTCTATAAGCGTCCTAAGCATACCGACGTACAGCACGAAGGTACGCTCCGCCCACCGGGTGTCTGGGTCCTGGTCACAGATGCGATTCAGTCCTCGCAAGCTGCCCGGCCCCGGCGAGCACCAAGTCCACCAATCTATCGCCTTGACCCACGGCTGGGTGTACTTCAAGTCAGCGATCACCTGCCCCGCGAGGAATCCCTTGCCAAGACCTTCCACTGTCCTGAGCTTGTCGTAAACAGCTTTAAGACTGTTGGTGGGGAGGAGGCCCAGCCTCCGTACATCGTCCGCCATACGGAGGACATACTTGATCTTGCTCCCCGGCTTCCCGTTCGTACTGACGATGTACGCCGCGTTGAACACCTTCTCACCCTTATCGAACCGTTTCTGCACAACGTCGTGCATACGGTCCAAGTCCCAGCACCCCGGATAACCGATGGCCTCAAGCGTCCGGGGCTGGTTGAACAGCCGGGCGAGCGTGATGGCCGCAGGGAAGTTCTCATTGCCCCAATTCGGATACCAGTTCTCGTTGAGCCACTTCGTGACCTTGTCGTGCTGGCGCTGGACGTTGCAGAAGCGATAGCTCTGGATGACGGGGTCGTCAGTCCACGGTTTCTTCGCCCTCGTCTCGTAGCCGCGCCGCGCCTCTTCCCGCTTCTGGATCCACTTTACCAGATAGTGCAATTTTGGAAAGGTCATTGAGGATCTCCATCGTTTGTTGTGAGGCGCGCATGTGGTCCAGCTGCACGACGCGGAACCCTTGGGCGATTGCATTCTTCATGCAGTTCTGCACGGCCCGGTGATCCTTGGTCGTGTTGTCCACGTTCAGGGGCTTCGTCTGGCCCGCCGCCGCGCGCCGGCCCCGAATCCTGTTCAGGCATGTGTCAAGGGGCGTGTCCAGGAAGGCCATCACGTGACGGTCTCCGTACTTCTTCACTGCGCCCCCGACGGTGCCAATCATGTGGCTGATCATCAGCCCTTCATAGAGTACGATGCCCGGTCCGGGGCGCTCCATGAGGCCGGTGAGGAGGTCTGCAACCTCGCTAACGGAGCTGATGGTGTCACAGCCGCCGCAGGTTGTCTGGTAACTGCCGAGGACGTACAGGGAGCAACCGAGTAGCTCGCCCCTGTAGATGCTGGGCTTCTTGCCGTTGAACATCAGCGGGGTGGCTCCCGCATATCGCATGACTTCTCGGACGATGGTAGTCTTACCTGACCCGCTCGTTCCTCGCGGGTTATACGCACAGACTGGCACGTGAGCCTCCACTCATACAAGATTCCGTACAGAGGAAAAGTTGCCGCGCCCGTGGGTGGGTGCCCACTGGCGCGGCAATCTACGGAGTCGTGTACGACTATTCCGCCGAGGCCGTGTCAGCCGCCCCCGCCTCCGCCGGAGCCGCTTCCGCCACCTTCTCGGCCGGCTCGTAGGCCACCGGGAAGACGCTGCCGTCGGTGTGAACGATGTTGACCAGCTTGCGGCGCGACATCACGCGGAGGCAGTGGCGGGCGTCCGTCTTGCTGGCGAAGCCCTCCATGAACTGGGCCACCGTCGGCTTGTCGGCCGTCAGCACCCACGCCTCGGCGATGTCCTTGCGGACGGGCGGGTTCTCGGCGATGCGCACGATGCTGGCGTCGTCGACGATGCCGTAGTCCCAGCGACGGGGGCGCGGGGCACCCTTCGCCTTCTCGATGGCTTCGTCGGTCTCGCCGGCAGCGGCGGCCTCGTTGGCTTGCACTTCGCCGGTGACCGCTTCGGCCTCGTGCTTCTTGTTCTTCTTGTTCTTCTTGTCGGTCTGAACGTTGGTTTCCATGGTGGCATACTCCTTTTTATGATGCCGTTGCTATCGGAGGGCGACCGCCCCCCGCTCTTCCTTCAGGGCTGTGAGGAGTCCGCGCTGAACGCGGTCTTTCTGTTTCAGCACCTTCAGAACCTTTTCGTCGAGGGTTTTCTCGGCGATGATATGGTGAATGAACACGTGAGTGTTCGGGTTGCCTTGGCGATACACACGCCTCAGCGCTTGATCGTATAGTTCCAGATCCCACGGTAGGCCGAACCAGACCACGTGATTCGCCACCTTCTGTAGGTTAAGTCCATGACCAGCTGACGCCGGGTGCGCGAGCAGGACGGGCAGCGTGCCTGCGTTGAACTCCATGATGTATGCAGACACCTTCTTATCAGATTGTCCGCCACCAATGAACGGAGTTCCTGGTAGTTTCTCCAGGATACGATCGCGATCATGGTTGAACTCATACAGAACCAGCGCCGGAGCCCCATTGAGTTCCTCCAGTAGCGACATGAGCGCGTTAAGCTTCTCGTCATGCACGACGGACACTTCCCGGAGGTCGTTGTAGACGGCCCCGTTCGCCATCTGCCTGCACTTGATCCCCACCGCGCTGGCGGACACAGCGGTGACGGCCTCGTTGTCCAGTTCGGCGAAGAACACGTCCTCCATGGTCTTGTACGCAGCGCGAGCCGCCGGGGGGAGCTTCACCGTGATGGTCTGGTGGACAAGCTCGGGGAGGTCAAGGTAGTCCTCCGCCTGCATGTAGATCGCCAGCGGCTTGATCCGCTCCATGATCTTGTCGTACGCGCCCGGTGCGGGGCGATACTCATAGCCCCCGAGGCCCATCTGCATGAAGTACGTGGATCGATAGTGGGTGATGAATCGCCCCAGCGCCTGACCCATATCCAGCATGAAGCACTCGCCGAACAGGTCCATGAGCCCGTTCGCGGCCGGAGTGCCAGTCAGCCCCCAGCGACGCTGGAACTTGGGGAGGACAGGCTTGATCTGCTTGAACCGCTGCGTGTTCGTGTGCTTGAACTTTGACAGCTCATCGATCACCAGAATGTCCAGCCGAGCGAGCAGCTTCTGGAACCGGGGGTGGCTGAGCAGCCATTGCAGACCCTCGGGGTTGATGACGTACACGTCAGCTTCCAGCTCGATGGCGTCGTCCTTATCGTCCCCGTGCAGAACGACGTACGTGATGTCGTTGAAGTCGGCCCACTTCTGAACCTCCTTGGGCCAGACCTCGTACATGGGTCGGCGCGGGGCGACTACGAGCATGCCCTTGCTGATGCCCTTGGCCTTGAGAATCTTGTACGCTGCGAGCACGATGCTCGTCTTGCCAAGACCGGGGTCCAGGAACAAGCCTGCCCCGCCGCGCTCAATCAGGAATTGAATCGCGGTCTTTTGATACTCTTTGGGAGTCCATTGCTCCCTTAAGGATGTGAATGCCATTTTCTACCTGTTCCACAGTGTACCACAGGAAGCCCCTCAATGCAAGCATTTTCTTCCATCGGTCCTGCAACGGATGGAGCTTCCCGCCGGGTTTCTTGAACTCCATGAAGACGATGGTCGGCCAGTAGTAGATGAACAACCGGTCAGGCAAGCCTACCTGATTGAACGCCCAGAGCTTGACCACTAGCCAGTCGTGCTCACGCGCCCACTTGACCACCCCCTTCTCGATGGGGGCTTCTAGTTGAACTGGCATGGTCCTCCGTTGCTCTTGCGGTAGTGACACCACTTGCATCCCGGGTTGGGGATGGCTGCGAAGATGTCGTCCGCCAGCATCTTGGCCGCACGATCGTCCCAGTACTTCAGCAGCTCCGGCACCGTGTCACGGTGGAAGACCATCCGCAGACGCTCCCCGTGGTCCACATACAGGACCTGTGCATTGACCTTGTCGACCTCAGGCCACTGCATGAACGCGGTCAGCGCGTAGAGACGGAGCTGGTCGATGTGCTCGGCCTCCCGCTTCTTGCCGGTCTTGTGGTCCGTGACGGTTACTTCCTTGTCGGCCGGGACTACGGCGTCGTAGATCACGCGGCAGTAGACATCACGGGCGAACCACCCCGTCGGCTTCCACTCCTTGGTGAAGGCCAGCTGGAGTTCCGTCTGCACGCCGGGGACCTTCAGGTCTTCGATGTACTCGTCCACCTGATTCAGCTGAGCCGGCAGCTCCGTCAATTCCCCCTTCAGGTAGCGCTCCGCGAGCTTGTGGATGTCGCCTCCGCGCGCAGCGTAGGGACTGTCGGGCTCGGGTAGCTTGTCGATGAACTTGTACTTCGCCCTCGCGTGACACCCCTCCCAGTTGGAGATGCGGGAGTAACTCCACGCGAAGAACATCGGTTTCACGAATGACATATCAGTCCTTGAATGGTTGAACAGTGCCCCACGACTTACCCGCGAAGCCCTCGCTGAGCAGCTTCACGTCCAGGGGCACCGCCATCATGCCCTCGTTCATCGCCCGCATGGCCCGACGCTCATCGCCCTCGGGGGCAGCGAAGTCGTTCTCGTCGTGGACGGTGGCGAGGAACAGGTCGTCAGGTGACCGGTCGGGGTGCTCCCACCAGTTGATGATGCTCTGCTTGGTGATGTCGGCGCTGCTGCCTTGGATCAGGTGGTTGAGCAGCTTGTACGACTGATCACGCCCCGTCTTGTCCGGCTTCTCAGCGTACAGCAGACGCCCCCCGGTGGTGCGGACAGGCTTCTTCGCACGGCCCCGCGCCTTGATGTCGGCCATGAGGGTCTTCACGTCCTGGAACGTGTCCAGGTACGCAGTCTTCAGCTGCGACGCCTCGGCTGGCCCCGACTTCAGCTTGGCAGACAGAGCCGGGATGCCGCCACCGTACACGAGGGTGAACGAGACGATCTTCGTCGCCTTCCGGTTGAACGAGAGTCCCGTGTAGCGCAGAATGAGGTCGGACGCGTATTCATGTACATCCAGCCCAGGATTCTCGCTGTATGCTTGTAGGAGACTCCCGTCTTCAAAGTGAGCCAGTACCCGTAGTTCTTGCTGACTGTAGTCACGTTTGAGCCATGTGTAGTGAAGGGGTGGGAGGAGGTAGTTCCGCATGATGGGCGGAAGCGGGAAGCCCTCAGGCACCACGAGGTCCTCGAACTCGTTGGGCACGTTCTGGAAGTTCGGCCCGTTGGACGACAGCCTCCCCGTGCGCGCCCCGAACTTGTCACCCCGCACCTGATTCCACGAGGGGTGGCAGTATCCGGTAAGCTGTCCCTGCTCCAGCCACGGCTTCATGAACGTCGTGATGCAGGTAAACAGCGTCCCTCGGTACGCCAGCATGTTGAGCGTATCCGTGCATGTCAAGGCCGTTCGTAGAGACTCCTTAGACGTGCTGCGACGGCCCTTCGGGGTGGTGGGCCACACCCCCGAAAGTCCTGCCCGATCGATGGCGTCTGCCAACTCCTCGTTGCTGTCGATGTTCAGGTTCGGGGACTTGAGCTTCTCCCGAATCCAAGCATCGGCCTTGGCGAGCGCCGCCTCGTAGATGACGAGGTCGTCCCCCAGCTTCTCGGCGTCAAGGCGGATGCCGCGCCGGGTGGCCTCCATCAGGATGGGCTGGAGCTTCAGCTCGCGGTAGTACGAGTCGGCCATGCCCTCCTTCTCGATGATGGGCAGCAGGAACTCCCAGAGCAGGAATGTCCTGTGCACGTCCCCGAGCGCGTAGGGGGCGACAACGTCACCCGGTGCCTGCCCGATGTACGCGCCCCACTCCTTCACGTTGCGGATGTTGCTCCGGATGTACTGCTCCAGCGACTTCTGCTCGTCTGGGGGCACGTTGAGGAGCCGCTCGCTGCTCGGCTTCAGGCTGAGGCTGATGGCGTGGGGGTCGTAGAGGAACAGCAGGAAGAGCGTGTCCTGCACGTACCGAGGGTACGGCAGGCCGAACTCCTTCATCGCGACCTCGATGTCGAAGGCCGAGTTGTGGAACAGCATGGGACTGTCCCACACCTGCCGAAGCACGGCCTCCGCCTCCTCGCGGGTGCCGTTGTTCCCCTTCGGATGCCTCCAGGCGATGTACTGCTGACGCCCGTCAGGCCAGCGAATCGCTAGTCCAACAGGCTTCGGCGGGTAGTTCGGCCACGGCTGAATCGCATCCGTTTCAAAGTCCAGCGTGATGGGCGGTTCCATCAGTACTTCGCCGGCTTCTGGCTGCGCGGGGCCGCTTCCTCTTCTTCGCCGTTCGGGTCGTACGGCTTGAGCAGCGCGGCCAGAGCCATCTCACGCTTACGCATGATGGCTTCCATGACGCCGTCGGGCAGCGCGGTCTTGGCCGTGAATGTCACGTTGAACTGGCTCTTGGTGTTGGGGACCGTGCCGATCTCCGTAACGAGCGCGAACGGGGGCCGGCGGTTGAGCGTGGCGATGGTGTTGACGTAGTTCCCCCAGAACTTGACGCTGGTCACCGGCAGCTTCATGATGGCAACCTCGGCGGTCAGCACCTTGTCGGCCGTTTCGATGGCGTTGGCCGGAATCATGATGAGCCGGCGCCGCTCCTGGCAAGCCTTCCCCCGACCGCCGCCCGGATCGCTGCCCCATTTCATGTTCGGGCAGGTCATGCAGCCTTCCGACTGCTTGTCGGCCGACAGGTCGTGCGGTGCCATGTCCTCGGGGCCGTCTTCAGGGTTCTCGAGGTTGACACGCTTCAGCGCGAAGCACTCGGGGCTGCGGACGTTGTTCGGGTCGTACTTGCCGACGTAGAACGTGTTCTCGTAGGCGGCGTCCAGGATGACCACCTCGAGCTTGTTGTTCGGCACCGGGTTGCCTTGATAGCTGAGCATCCCCGCCTTGAGGCTGATGTAGCTGCTGCTCGGGGCCTCGCTCTTAGCCACCGCGACGGCGTACTTCGCCATCGTGTCGGCCCAGTTGACGACCGCTGTTCCAGGTTCCTTCTCTGCCATGATGTAGCCCGATCAAAGTTTGTTGATGCTGATGTCCGTGAAACTCACGGGGATAACTCCAGGGATGTCCTCCTTAACGTCCCACCGTTCCACGACGGCCGGGGCGCTCAGGCGGCGCTGGATGAGGTCAAAGGCGTTGTTCGCCTTGATGTAGTCGTAGAGCTTCGCCCAGTCCTGGACTTGGGGAGTGCTCTTCTTGCGGAGGGTGACGCGGTGCGTGCGACCCGCCACGCCCCCAGCCTGATGGGTGCTGAGGGCTTCGATGAGACCGGCTTTGAGTGCCGTTTCCTTTTCCTTGATGGCCTCCGCCTGCCGCTCCAAGCTCAATCGCTCTTCGCGCAGGCGGATGTAGTCGTCAACCATCACAGCTAACGTCGTTATGTTCGATGTCATATGAATGATGTCCTATGCGTGGTTTCGCCCACCGGCCATTATACCGTGGATGACGCGGTGGAGCAAGGGTTATTTTCCGCCGATCCTACAGCTCAGGCACCCCATCGGGCCAGTTGTGAACGTAGGCGTTGGCGTGGAACTTCCCCTCGGGGCCGCAGTGATGCGGGTGGCCCTCGTTGTAGCCGGCGCGCTCGAGCTGCGTGAACGCCATGTCGCCGTTGTATTCACGAACGGCTGAGCACCTCGGGTGCCTGAGGCCGATTGGGATGATCCACAAGATCTTCTTTGTGGCTACGAAGTGCACGCAGGTCATGCACGACTTGGGCATGTCACCAAGCGGTTGAGTTGTGATCATGGTTTGTAGGGGAAGAGGTAGGCCCAGATGCCGAGGTCGCCCATGAGTTGACAGCCCCCGACGAAGATGGTGAAGATGAGGAACGCGATGCCCAAGATCATCAGGCACCGGTCCCAGAACACTTTCATTTCAGTAGCTCCTTCTCCATGTTGGCGGCGAGGAGGTCGATGGCCCGCTGGCGTTCATCACGGGCCTCACGCCCCATGAATCCCACCTCGCGGTACCAATCGGGGTGGGCCTTCTCCCACTTCCTCCGGGCCTTCTCGCGAATGGCCTTCTTCTCCGTGTAGTGGCGGTCGCTCCAAATGAGCCACTTGACGATGGCCCAGATGAGCAGGATGGCGCTTATCCAGAAGAGTACGTTCACCCCGCCTTCGGGTCGCGTGGGCACCCCGCCTCGTGGTCCGTGAGGTGCGACCTCCAGCAGTAGGGGCAGGTGTCGGGCGGCCTGATCGCCGGGGGCTTCAGCGCCCACATGCGACCGAGCTGCTCGTACTCCTCGTTCTTGGTGAGCTTGCCGAACTTGATCTTCACGATGATGTCGTCGTAAAGGTCAAAGCGGGCGGCAGCTTCCTGCAACGCTTCTGCCATGTTCATGCGACCCTCCTAAGTTGGAAGCCCTTCAGGGGCCGGATGGCCTCCACCGTGACCGTCATGCGGTCCCTGCTCACCCGCACGCGGGCGATGTCCTGGTTCGTGCGCTTGTCCGTGATGGTGGCGCTGAGGTAGCCGTCACTCACGCAGTGCCGCGAGGCAGCGTTGATCGCCCCCTCCCGGGTCTTGGCATGGCCGTCCCAGCACCCCGGATAGGTGATGAGGAAGGGCCTCGTAGGGATGAACACACCTTTCACTCTTGGCGCTCCTGCTTGATGCGTCCCTTCACCCCGCGCTTGCGGAGGACGCGTTTCATCATCTTGGCCCCGACCTTCATCACCGTGACGGCCTTGTCCAAGTCCTTTTGTTCCTCCAGCTCCACCCGGCCGAGGTACCCTTCGATCTCGCTGATGTTGCAGCGCATCTCACGGTACATCGCCAGAAGCATTCTGGTCCCCGTGTCCTCGGGGGCCGGGCAGATGCAGTGCTGGATGCCCCGGCCGCAGCCGAGGCACATATAGTCACGCGTCATACCGGCGTGACTTTCAGCGGGGGCTCCTCGTGCTCCACGATGGCAACCATCGTAAAGACAGCGTAGGTGTGACCGAAGTGCTTCGTGGCCCACTCAGCGGCCATTGCCGCGAGCTCCTGGTTCGGCCAGATCGCCTTCTGCTTGTCGTCCAGGCGCACGCCCGGAACGAACTGCCCCCGGCTCAGCGGCCGGGTGTGATAGTCGTCGATGCGCAGCACGATGGACGGCTTGTCCATGCCACGAGCGGCGAGCCACGGATGTTGTTTCTTGGCTCTCACAGAAGCTCCTCGGCCAGCGCCCAGACGCCGGTGTTGATTGCCACGTCCAGCGTGATGCTGCCCACTTCCCGCGTGACCGTGGGGCGGCGGGCGCTTTCCAAGGCCGGGAACCCTCCCTTGGTGAGGTTCTCCTGGATGCGGTTCAGCACGCGCCAGAGGTTGTTGCCGGCGTCCTCCACCCGACGGCTAGTCAACAGCACGCTGGGGTCGTAGCGGTTGGCGTCCTTCTCGAAGCGCAGCGGCAGCGCCGAGCGAGCGAACTGCCACTGCTCATCCTCGGTGAGTTCCCGCGCTTGCATCTCCTCCACCTTGGCGTCCAGGCGGGTGGAGCTTTCCACGATAGCGTAGGCCGCCCTGATGGCCGCCTCACGCGCCCCCGACTTGTGCGGGATGCGGAAGCTATTCATCTTCCCCTCGCTGACCATCATGCCGTTGCTGCAGACGACCCGGAACAGGCCGTTTGACATGTGGATGGCGGAGCTGCCGTCGTGCGCGGCGCGGAAGACAATCTCCGGGATGTACTCGCCCCGGTGCAACTCGCGGAACGCCGTCATGGGGCGCAGGCAGACGATGTGCTTCGAGAAGCGCTTCATCAGGCCGTCGGCCTTGACATCGATCTGCTGGGCGCGGCTGATGCCGTACCCGCTGTCCATCAGGGCTTCGATGACCTCCCAGCTGCCGACGTGCTCGTAGGCGTTGAAGAGGGTGGGCGCCTTCTCGCGCGTGAGCACGGAAGGAGCAACGTGGGCGACCTCTTCCAAGGTCATGGGGGTAACTGATCTCATTTCGCTGGCTCCAGGCAATCGTCTGTGCACCCACACTCTATGTCGGTCATGCAGACGCGGTTGAAAAACTGATATGCATCGTAGGCCAGCACGAGGCCGGCCACGATCACTGCAATGGTGATGGCGACTTTCACGCTAGTCGTGCTTGTCGTCGTTGGCCGCTTCGGGGGGCGTGGGGGCGAAGATCGCCGTCCAGTCTTCCGAAGTGTGGCCGGTCATCAAGAACTCCCGCTCGTCAGGCGTGAGGTACGGCATCGCGTTTTGGATGAGCTCCCCGGCCTCCCAACGAGCGTAGTCCGCATCGTCGTAGTTGAGGGTCAGGGTGTTGATCTCGCCGCTGTAGGGCGAGCGCTTGACTATCGTGTGATCAGTGCGCACAGAAGCGCTCCTATGGTGATGATGAGGATAGGCCACGTCCAGTCCCGGCTCTTACGCCGGTACGGTCCGTGGAAGGCTGAAGTGCGCGGGATGTCCCACACACTCGTATGGCCCTTGAGCTCCCGCATGCTAGACGGGCGTGGGGGCCGGGAGGTCCGGGCCACCGAACGGGTTCGGCAGCATCACGGGCGGCGCCTTGGGGATCGCACGCCACTCCTTGCCATCGTAGGCGCGGACACCGTCCGGGTACGAGAACACCACGATGTGCTTGATGCGGGGGCTCTTGCCCTCCGCGACAATCGTGTGACCAATGAGGTCACGGTGCTCGGGGTACAGGGGGAACTTCATTGAACGTCTCCAGTGAACGGGCACCTTGCCCGCACCCCCATTATAGCCTCGGCGGAAGTCAAGCGCAACTGTCATGCGTCACTGTTACACGGCCTGAGTTGGCGACTTCTGGAAAATAATGACGTCAAGCCCCTTGCAAACAGACTGTCAACATGGTACAATGGGGACTTCGGGGCGTTGGCGCCTCCGAGGCCTTGCGTCAAAAGAAGAGGGGACAGTGACTAGCTGCCCCCTCTAAGGACCGGTTGTTGGTCCAAGCGCAAGAGAAGCTATCATTATAGCACACTTGCGCCGGTTGAGCAAGAGAAAGGTCTGGGCAATGAGTTTTGTCCCAAACGAACTGACGCCTGACTTCAAGTACGGCGAAGAGTACCTCCGCACTCGGGGTATCACAAAGCAGATAGCGCGGGACTGTAATATCGAGTTCAGAGGGGTTACAGAGCTCAGTGCGAAGTTCACGAACGGCTTCAATCGCTGCGGCCTAGAGTTCCCCTACTACGACATTCACCGTCAGCCGATGGACTACTCCACGGTGCGATGGATAGACAAGCAGAGTGGCAAGTTCACTCCCACCCTCGTGGGGGGCAAGGCCCTCGGCAAACTCGGCACTCCAAAGAACGAGCCGATCAGACCCTACTTCCCTCTAATTAACGACTGGTCGAAGATACCGACTGGGTCACGCGTCTACTTCCATGAGAGCGTAATCAAGTCCATCAACGGGGCCGCGCTGGGGATGTACAGCATCGGGCTCAATGGGGTGCGAGGCTTCAGCGCTGTGAAGCACAACCTCCCTCTGCTGCCAGAGATCGAACAGCTTCCTTGGCGCGAGCTGAATCTGCAGCCTGTCATAGTGTTCGACTCCAATCGCCTGTCCAACAGGGATGTGCAACTCGCCGAGAATCGCCTCGCTGGCGCGCTCGTCCACCGCATCCCAGACATTCGCCCCCCGATAGCTCTCGCGCTTCCCCAGCGAGTTGATGGTACCGACTGGGGCTTCGACGACGCTCGTGCTGCTCTTGGGGACGAGTGGGCCACAGAGTTCCTGGAAGGCGAAGGGGAGGTCATAGATGCTAGCGAGCTCATGGCCGCAATCGTAGAGCTGAATAGCGAGGTCGTGTGGGTGCACGAGTCGCACTCCGTTGTTCACATGGAGCAGGGGCATGTCTGGTCCTCCAACGTGTTCGTCAAGGGCGCGTACTCGGACAGGATAGCTATGGTCCCCAACGCATCCGGGGACGGGGTCCGTGCTATCAGCGTTGCCGACGCGTGGATGAAGTGGCATGGTCGCAACAAGGTTCACAATCTGGTGTACGAACCCGGCGAGCCTCGCATCAAGGTGCCTGAGTTCTTCAACAAGTGGGATGGCATGGGCGTAGAGCCCGAGGTCGGGGATGTCGGCTTGTTCCTCGAAGTGCTGGCGAACAATATCCGTGATGAGGCCGTCCGCACGTGGTTCTGCCAATGGCTCGCCTACCCCATTCAGAACCTCGGGGCCAAGCTGATGACCAACACGGTTCTGGTCGGCCCTCCGGGCACAGGCAAGAGCTGGCTCTGTGAAATGATCGGGCGTATCTACGGCATGCGGAACTACGTTGAGATAGGGCGCGAACAGCTGGAATCCACGTTCAACAGCATCTACAGCACCAAGCAGTTCGTCAACATCAACGAGGTGACTAGAGCGGGCTCGCGGTCGCAGAGCTTGGCGGGAAACAACAAGCTCAAGCAACTGACCACCTCGCCCACCCTGATCGTCAACCGAAAGGGTGAACCTGAGTGGTCATGCACGAACCACGTCAACATCATTATCACCACGAACTACCCCGACGGGCTGTTCCTCGACGAGCAAGACAGGCGCTCGGCCATTATCGAGTGGGACCCCATTGTTTCCCGCGTTAAAGATCGTACCTACTGGGAGCGCCTCTGGGGATGGGAGAAGGGGCCATCCTATCTGTACGAGTGGCTCTTGTCGCTCAACATGCATGGCTTCGACCCCGCTGGATGGGCTCCTTGGACCACTGCCAAGAGCGACATGATTGAGTCGGCTCGCACGGGCTGGGAGGTCTGGGTTATGGATCTGGCACGCAATCCTAGCGAGGCTCTTGAAGCTATGGGGGAGAGGTCACTGTTCACTAACAAGGAGCTTAGGACGCTCTGTGCCCTGCAGATCGGCGAAGAGTTGGATAGGATACCGCAGATATCGTTCGGCACGCAGCTCAAGGCTCACTTCAAGCGGGCGAACCGTGGGAACAAGGTCAAGCCGCAGGATGGGATAGCAGAGCACTACTATGTCGTACGCGGTGCTGAGGACCAGTTTCACAGCCACGACCAGTGCCGCACTCACCTCCTTAGGAACAGGTTTCGCTGAACCGAGCACTCCGGTTTCGGTACGGGTAACCGATTCGTGAGCCGTCGCACTCCGTTCAGTAGCCACTGAGTTCGGTCTGGTAGCCGCGCAGTAGCCACGGTGTGACGCTACGTCGCTACTGCTCTAAGTTGTTGTTTTTAAAGGGTTTTTTGGCTCTTAAAGCACTCAGTAGCTACAGTAGCGACATAGAATACAAACGGCTTAAGGGCGGTTTCACCTCACCCCCAATATATTGTGGCAAAAACACCACGTCGCTACTAGCACCCAGCTACCGGGCTGAGTTGCTGCGCCCCCGTGCGGAGTGCCCCGCCCTACGACAGAGTACTATCGCCCCCGCACGGAGGCGCGCGTGTCAAGCCCTCCCCACTCAGTTCGAGATTGGGATTTGGAAATCACCTTGGAATACTGGATGCCCCAATCATTAGGCGGATCCCGGATCGTGACTAGGAACCGAGTCCTCCGGACGGAGACGATCGGGACCGAGGACCGTCAGGTCGCAAAAGAGGCCCCGAAGGGCCTCGTGCCGAGCGCTGGGCGCGGTCACCAGAAGTGGAAGACGCTCCCCAGGAACCAGAGCGCCGCCGCGCCGGCCGCGACGCTAGCCGCGAACTGGATCAGCGCTCCCAGCACCGCCCAGAGCACCTCGCTCAGGCAAACGGCGATGATTCCCAGCGCCACGCCCCCGGCGATTTGCAGTGTCAGCATGCTGGCCTCCCTTAGCCGACGCGGGTCATGCGCTTCGCCAGCACCGCCGCGAGCGTCTGGGCGTAGATGTACTCCGCCATCTGCTCCGTGGCGCGCTCCGCCAGCTCCAGGTCGACGCCCTGCGACGCGAGACCCTCGGCGATGGCCGCGTAGTTGACGTCGCCGAGGGCCACGCCCGCCAGCACGAAGACACCGTCCTCCGAGTAGTCGGGGGTCAGGCCCTCCACGCGGACACGGATGTCCTCGGTGCGGGGCATGTCGCCGGTGTGGATGCCGGGCGCGGTACGGACAGAATGCTTAGCCATGATGCAGAACTCCTTAGCGGATGGGGCGGGATTGCCCCATCTGGTAAGAAGGCCCCCGGAGGGGCCTCGGGCATTAGCCCTGGACGAACCGGATGGCGCCGGCCCGGTAGCTGCGACGGACGGTGCGGCTAGCCACCGTCTTGGCGTCGTAGCAGGCTTGCACCGTCTGGCCGGCGAAGGTCTGCAGCAGCTCCCACTGCGTGCTGGTCACCCCCTTCGGGGTGCCGACGACGCCGGGCACCAGCGCGATGACGCCGGTCTTGGGCACGCTACCGTTGTCGGTATCGTAGCCGTAAACGCGGGCCTTTTCAGGGTTCACACCCTTCGCGGTACGCACGACGCCGGCCGCAGCCAGCGCCTCGGGGTCCGGCCGCTTGCCAAAGTTCAGCTCGCGGGCGTGGCCGACCGAGATGGCGCGCGCCACCTTGGTCTGCACCGGCTCGGTGCCCTCGGTGCCCTCGGTGCCCTCTTCCGGGGCGTCTTGCACCAGCTCGGTGCCCTGCACCAGCTCGGTGCCCTCGGCCGCGGTGTCGAGCTCTTGCACCGGATTGGTGCTCTTGTTGCGCTTGGACATGTTACACTCCTTACAGTTGGCGGGAGCCGGGCGAAGGTGCCGGTGGACCCGGTGGTGAGGGGTAACGCCTACACCACAACAGAAGTATGCCATGCCCTGCGCGTCACGTGTGTTGTATTCTTGCTACTTCACTGTTGTATTCTTGCTACTTTTTTCTCCGCGCTAAGTCGCCGCTGTTTCATTTCGTTACAAATCGGCAGTGGGGGGTGAGCTCGCGGCGTCTCATGGGAACGACAAAATATCACCCAAAATTCCGTTCCGATGCTCTGCCGGAGTACTGAGTGCCCGGTACCCGCAAGATGCCCACCACAGCCTCGTACCAAGTACCTCATTTGAAAACTGTTACACTTGCGCCCCTTGCTTTCCGATATTCCACGGGTGTATAATGGCGCATGGACCAGACTGCAGTCGCCCCCCTCGAAGAGGAAGACGACGCAACCCTCCGTCAACTGGCAGCTCGCCCCCGCCCATACGGGATCCCCAGAGTTGTCGGTAGAAAGAGAGTCGAAAAGGCGTTCCTGACGGCTTTTGAGCTGATCGGCGGCGTCCCCAGATTGGTCCTCTGGGCAGATCAAAACCCCACCGAGTTTTACAAGCTCTACGGACGGATGATTGGCGGACCTCCGCCGGCGCCGGAAGGGGGTATCAGTATCCAGATCAACTGGGCTGGGCCTGAACGGCTGAGTTACCAGAAAACTGGCGAGGTGATCGACATAACGACGGGTGAGCCCGTGGAAGGGTGACGACATGGAAGCGTATCAGGATCGGCTGCTGAGTGAGTACTCGGACCTCGAGCAGCGCACGGCGGACTTGGCCGCATTCGCAGCGTCCCCGGAGTACTGGACGAAGGTGACGGTGCAGGAGCGCGACTACCTGGACGCCCAACTCCCCGTTCAGCAGAGGCTGCTGAGCATCCTGGCCTCGCGTGTCGCCATGCTGCCGACGGCGAAGGAGTCGAAGGAGCTCAAGGCCGAGGCGAAGGAAGAGAAGAAGGACACCAAGAAGATCGGCGAGAAGAAGTAGCTTCGTGGCCGCGATCGAGTACGTCCCCCGTTCGCAGTTCATGGGCTTCCATAACAGGAAGCAACGATGGGCTGTGCTGAATACCCATCGGCGTGCGGGGAAGACGGTGGCACTCGTCAATGACGTGATTGTGGGAGCGCTACAGTGTGAGCAGCGGAAGCCTCAGCTCGCATACGTTGGCCCCACGTTCACGCAGAGCAAACGCATCGCGTGGGCCTACTTGAAGGACTACGCCGAGCCGTACCTCGCGAAGCCCCCCAGTGAGAGCGAGCTGAAGGTCACACTCCATGGCGACAGAACGATCTATTGCCTCGGCGCAGACAATCCTGATTCACTGCGGGGGATGTACCTTGACGGGGGCGTGGGTGATGAATACGCGCTCTTTCGTCCAAGTGTATTCTCCACCATCATCCGACCGGCCTTGTCTGACCGAAACGGCTGGTGGGTCTTTGCGAGCACGCCTCGGGGGAAGAACCTCTTCTACGACGCCTATCGCAACGCGGTGAAGAACCCGCAGACTCACTTTCACATGGAGTTGAAGGCCTCGGAGTCGGGCATCATTGCCCCCTCCGAGCTTGCGTCTCTGCGTAGGGACATGGACCCCGACGAGTACGCACAGGAATACGAGTGCAGCTTCGATGCAGCGCTGAAGGGGGCGATCTACAGCGACGAGGTGAACTCCCTCTTTGCCGAGGCGAGGGTGATTTCGGGGCTGTACGACCAGCATCTCCCCACCCATGTCATCTTCGACCTCGGGTTTACCGACAGCACGGTCGCCGTTTTCTGGCAAGAAGGGAAAGACGGCACTCTGCGCGTGGTTGGAGTCCATGCGACGCAGGGCAAGGACATCTTTCACCACATCGACAACCTTCAGCAGTTCCGCGGAGAGCTTGGGCAGATCTGGCTGCCCCATGACGCGAGGGCCAAGAACCTCCAAACGGGTCGTTCAGTCGTCGAGCAGTTCCTGAAGGAGGACCTGCACCCGAAAATTGTCCCGAATCACAAGGTGCGCGACCGCATTGCCGCCACCCGTCGGCTGTTCCCCCGAATTGTGATCGACGCCGAGGAGGGCGAGGAGCTGGTCGAGGCCCTGAAGGGCTACCGGCGCGAGTGGGACGAGAATACTCTGCGCTTCAGCGACACGCCCCTTCACGACTGGTGCAGCGACTACGCCGACGCGTTCGGATATATGTGCGTCGTGGCCTGCTCGAAGTTCAACATCTCGGTTACCGAGGCCACGAGGGCCGAAAATCGGGAAGAGGTCAAGAAGGGCCTGAACTACGCGTTCCACCTTGAGGGGCTGCACCAAGACCGCACCGCCCTCCTCGGGGATAGGAGAATCCATTGAGTCTCGACGGCGCGACAGCGAGCGGCAACCCGACCATCACGGACCCGAGCAAGCTCGCGCCGGACGAGCTCTGGCGGACGGAGATCGCGTACGCCGAGCAGGAGCTGAAGAAGTTCCACGAGCGCGGTCGCAAGACGGTGCGCCGCTTCGTCGACGAGCGGGACGCGATGGATGCGCCCCAGAAGTGGTTCAACCTCTTCTACGCCAACACGAAGATCATGCGGGCGGCTCTGTACGCCCAGCTTCCCAAGCCCGAAGTCAAGCGGAAGTTCCTGGACTACAAGGATCAGCTCGCCCGCGTGGCGGCGAACATCCTGCAGAGGGCCATCTCCCCCGACGGGGACGACCCGCGCGACCTCTTCGACGCCACCATGCGTCACTGTACGCTGGATCTGCTCGTTCCGGGCCTCGGTACTGCGTGGTGTCGGCTCGAAACGGACACGGAAGACACGGAACTCATTCTTGAAGGCATTCAATCCGTCGGCGAAGGACTGGAACCTCCCCATGACCACCATGAAGACCCGCTCAACAGCGGATTCAAGACCGGCCCCGCACCCGATGAGGGACAGCAGCTTCCGCTCCCCGGTGTACCTGTCGGCGGCCCTCCTCAACCTCCTGGCGTTCCTCCTGGCCCTCCCGGTGGCCCTCTGCCTCCTGGTGCCGGTGCTCCTCCTGTCGCTCCTCCTGTACCCGTCGCCCCGCCCGCACCGCCGGTCGTTCTGAAGTACAAGCGGATCACGGACCAACGCGTCGCGCTGGACTACGTCTACTGGGAGGACTTCCTCTGGTCCCCGTGCCGAGTCTGGGAAGAGCGCCGCTGGGTCGGCCGCGTCGTGTACATGGATCAGGCGCAGTGCATCAAGCGCTTCGGTGAGAAGAAGGGCAAGGAGATTCCGCTGAACCACCGGCCGATGAACATGAACCTGAACACCTATCCGGGTGGGATCGTTCCTGTCAATCAGGCGGTGAAGCAGGCGAAGATTTACGAGATTTGGGACCGCATTCACCGCAAGATCATCTGGATCTGCAAGGATCTGCCGGGCCTGCTCGACGAGAAGGACGACTTCCTGAATCTGGTGGGCTTCGAGCCCTGCCCGAAGCCGCTTCTGGCGAACATTACGACGTCGAACTCGGTGCCCCGCCCGGACTACTACATGGTCCAGGACCAGTACACCGAGCTGGACACGATCAACAACCGGATTTCGAACCTCGTCCGCGCCTGTAAGGTCGCTGGCGTCTATGACCAGTCGTCCACAGGCATCCAGCGCCTGCTTCAGGAGGGCGTGGACAACATTCTGGTGCCAGTCGAGAACTGGGCGATGTTCGCCGAAAAGGGCGGCGTCAAGGGGCAGGTCGACTGGCTCCCCCTTGAAATGATCGTAAATGCCCTTCAGCGTCTGTACGAGGCGCGGGAAGGCATCAAGGCCCAGATTTATGAGATCACTGGCATTGCGGATATTATTCGAGGTGCTTCGAAGGCCTCTGAAACTCTGGGTGCTCAGGAGATCAAGGCAAAATTTGCCTCCGTTAAGATCAAGGATACTCAGGACGAGGTTGCGCGCTTTGCTTCTGAAATACTTCGGCTTAAAGCGGAGATCATGGTCAAGCATTTCGACCCGGAGATCCTTATCCGCAAGTCGAACATCATGCGCACCGATGACGCAGAGATGGCTCAGGAAGCCGTCGAGCTCCTTCAGTCGGAGGAGGGCTTCGAGTGGCGCATCACCGTCACCAGCGACCAGCTTGCCCAAACCGACTACGCAATGGAGAAGCAGGATCGGATAGACCTGCTCACGTCGGTCTCGGGCTACCTGGAGACGGTTGGCCCCATGATCCAGTCCACCCCGTCGTCGGCTCCATTGCTCGTTGGCATGCTGAAGTGGGCCGTGTCCGGCTTCAAGGGTGCCCGCGACATCGAGGGCATGCTCGACAAGCAACTCGACGAGCTGACGAAGAACCCGCCCCAGCAGCCGCCTGATCCGGAGGCCGAAAAGGCCAAGATGGAAATGCAGATGGCTCAGGAAGAGCACGGGATGAAGATGCAGGAGATGCAGGCCAAGATTCAGGGCAAGCAGCAGGAGCTTCAGCTCAAGATTCAGGCGAAGATGGAAGAGATGAGGATGGCTGATAACGAGCATCGCCAACAGCTTGCCTTCGAAGTCCAGAAGATGCAGATGGAAATGATGATGATGCAGCAGGAGCATCACTTCGAAATGCAGAGAATGCAGGACGAGGGGCGCATGAAGTCCCAGCAGATGGCTCAGCAGGGTGAACTGAAGGCCCAGCAAGCTCAAGTCCAGGGGAACGTGAAGGTCCAGATGATGAAGAAGCAGGCTGCGGCGAAGCCCAAACCCCAAGCGAGGGCAGCATGACGCGCCGCACTTGGGTATTCTGGCAAGGACAAGTCTATGAAAAAGGAACTGAGCCAGATCGAGTACGATCGTCAGTGGGCCCGACTGTCATTCCGGATGTCAAGGACTTCGTTTCTCCTATCGATCGAACGATTGTTCGTGGCCGAGCTGGTATACGCGAGCACTGCGCTCGGCATGACGTTGTGCCGACTCAGGAGTTGGCTGGTCTTCCAATGGGAGTTCAGCCTGTGGCGCCCGACCGGAAACAAATCCGGGAAGACATCATCCGAGTGATGCATCAGAAAGGATACATGTCATGAGCCTCATCAATCTTCTCATCTGGCTGATCATCCTCGGCCTGATCTTCTATGTCGTCTACTGGGCCGTGTCGCAGATTCCTCTGCCGCCGCCGTTCCCGGTGGTGATCAAAGTGGTTCTCGCGCTCATAGTGCTGATTGTGCTACTGAGCGTTCTCATGGGCGGCGTGAGTCTCCCTGTGTTCATCAGATAGGAGCTAGGCGATGGCAATCGAAGGTCAAGAAGTTCAGGCATCTGCAGAGCCCCCGAGCCTGCGGGAATCCCTCGACGCGGCGATCGAGAAGGTGGAGGCGCCTGCACAGGAGACCTCGTCAGGGGACGCCCCCGCCAAGAATGTTGCGGATTTCGATCTGCAGCCTTCGGGCAACGTCGTTGACCTGAACAAGCCCGGCGACACCGCAAAGGTCAAGTCGCCCCCCGAATTCGACTCCGCGCCGAAGTCATGGAAGCCCAACGCCCAGAGCAAGTGGGCCGGCGTCGACCCGGAGATTCGAGCAGAAGTCCACCGTCGTGAAAAGGAGGTCAGCAGGGTCTTTGGCGAGACCAACGGTATCCGTGAGCACGTGAAGCAGTTCTCGGAGACCATCAGACCGTTCGAAGCTCGCATCCGTTCGTCGGGGATGCAGCCTCTGGAACTGGTGGGTGAGTTGCTCAAATCGGATTACATCCTCTCCTCGGCTCCTGCAGTCGCTCGCGCTGAATTCATGGCGAGCCTGATCAAGCAGTACGGAGTGGACATCCGAGCGCTGGACAGCGCATTGGCCGGTGAAAAGGTGGAAGACCCAGTTACCTCGCGTGTCGAGGCCCTGTTGGCCGAACGCCTCTCACCCCTCCAAGCGTTCATGAATCAGCAGCAACAGATCGCCAGAAGTCAGGAGCAGCAGATCCTTACGGAAGCGGCGTCGACGATCGAAGCGATCGCAACCGATTCAGCGAAGTACCCGCACTATGAGGCGGTGCGGCAAGACATGGCAGACATCATCGAGATGAATGCCAGACGGAACGTGTACCTCACGCCTGATCAGGCGTATACGCGGGCCGTCGCAATGAACCCTGAGTGGGGCGCTCAAGCAGCTCTGCAAGTCAACAACGGACGTCAGCTCCAGCAAGCACGGGACCTCAACTCCCGGGCTCAGCGGGCGCTCAACGCTTCCAGTTCGACGAGCGGCGCGCCTGGAGGCTCACCCGTAGGCGGGGTGAATACAAGTTCGTCACTGCGTGACACCATCGAAGCAGCGTTCAATCAGGTAGCCGGAAGATGATGCTCCTGATTAAGAGGCTGTTGAAGCTCTCCCCACCGGAGAGCGTCGACAAGTCTGTACCCACTCTTCGAGTCGCGAGGAACGACCCAGGAAAACCGAAGACAAGACACGGTGCGGCCGTTCCACGGCTGCGCAAAGAAGTACCCCCAACTTAGGAGCCAATCATGGCATTCGCAAACGCCGCGGTGAGCGACATCATCGCAACTACGATCCAATCCCGCACGGGTACGATCGCGGACAACGTCACGAAGAACAACGCGCTGCTCATGCGCCTGAAGGAGCGCGGCAACATCAAGCCGTTCGGTGGCGGCAACGTCATCATGGAAGAGCTCAGCTTCCAGGCGAACGGCAACGCCGGATGGTACGCCGGCTACGACCTGCTGCCGATCGCTGCACAGGACGTGATCTCGGCCGCGCAGTACGACATCAAGCAGGCGGCGTGTCCCGTCACGATCAGCGGCCTTGATCAGCTGCAGAACAGCGGCCGGGAGCAGATCATCGACCTGCTGGAAGCTCGCGTCAACGTCGGGGAAGCCTCCATGGCGAACCTGATCGCGCAGGGCCTCTACTCCGACGGCACCGCCGCCGGTGGCAAGCAGATCGACGGCCTCCAGAAGCAGGTCATCGCCGTTCCCACGTCGGGTTCGCCGGGCGGCATCGACCGCAACACCTGGACGTTCTGGCGCAACCAGACGTTCGACGCCAGCACGGACGGCGGTGCCGCGACCTCGGCGACGAACATCCAGTCGTACTTCAACCGCCTCTGGGCGAAGTGCGTGCGCGGCAACGATCGCCCCGACCTGATCATGGTCGACAACAACTACTGGGGCTTCTACATGGCCTCGCTGCAGGCCATCCAGCGCTTCACGGACTCGTCGACGGCCAAGCTCGGCTTCGTCACGATCAAGTTCATGGACGCAGACGTCTGCCTCGACGGCGGCATTGGCGGCTATGACCCGGTCTCGACGGCGTACTTCCTGAACACGAAGTACCTGAAGTACCGGCCGCACCGTGACCGCAACATGGTCCCACTGTCGCCGGGTCAGCGGTACTCGGTCAACCAGGACGCTGCGGTGCAGATTCTGGCGTGGGCGGGCAACCTCACGTCTTGCGGTCTCCAGTTCCAGGGGATCATGGTCGAGTAAGGTTTGACGGACCCCGGCGGGGATCGCCCTAGACTTCGGTCTAGCCTCGCCGGGGCGAGTCTTTCGCAACCAGGAGAATTTCATGCCAGCAGGTCTTCCCGGCGCAACGCCGGCTCAGAACCAGTCGAACCCCTCGCTTGGATTGGCGGTCATCTTCGACCTGCTGTCCGGCCCGAAGGGCTCGCCTTTCGACAACGACAAGGACTACGCGGCTGCTGTCAGCCCGTACTTCAAGTTGGACATCACGACGCCAGCCGCCGCGAACCTCAACTGCTCCACGGGCGCGCTGAGCACGGGCATCGGGTTCGGCCCGAACGTGCTCCTCGGCCCCCCGGGAGTGACAACCATTCCGCGTGGCGGCTTCACGGACGACTACAAGCCGGGACAGAGCACCCCTCAGCCACTCGACGCTGCCAACTCGACGTTCATGTACATCGGAGGTGGGAAGTGCACGAAGAACGTCGACGGCCTCGCCCCGGCGGTTCCGTACACGGCAGGCTTCGGCATCGGCGCGGCGGGTCAGGCCGGTACGCGCGATCAGGGCGCAGGTCCGGCGTACACCGGCTTCGCCATGAAGATGGTCACGGCAACTGCGCCGACCGCCAACGGTGCGGCAGTCGAGGCAGGCTTCCTCAACCGCGTTGGCTTCACCATCGGTATCGGCGACAATACCTTCGGTGTCAGCAACACCGCGTCGGCAGTGCCGGCGTAAGGAGAGGATCATGGCTGCGGACGGCGTCGCGGATATCTACGAGAAGCCAGGAGTCCCGTTTAGTGATACGGCTGATATCTACAGCCGCGCTACTATCGGTGCCGCCGTCCCGCAGCTTGAGACCGATGCGGTAGTCAACTACCCCATCGGTGGTGCGACCGCGCCAATTCTCTTCACCCCAGTAGATCTGTTCACGGCCGTTCCCGGAGTCGGGGGCGGCTACTGGGACTTTACCGATCCTCTGACACTGTTCTCGGATACCGCGCGGACAACGCCGGCGACGCTGGGCGGCAGCGTCAGGGGCGTTACCGACCTGTCGGGCATCGGCCGGCACCTGTCGACGGCGACCACCACGATCCTACGTCGTGCCGGGATGATCGAGTTTCCTGCAGCCGCAGGCTTCGTCGGCCTCGCCACGGCGACGGGGCAGACCGGAAGTGCCACTGGCTGGACGGCCTGCGTGGCGGTCAAGGCCGGGACGCCACTTGTCGCAGGCCAGTGGATGGATTCCGACTTGTCTGGCGCGCAGTGCGGCCAGAACCTGTACGCCGACAGCAACTGTCAGTGCATTCCGATGGCCCCTGCGGGGGTACCTGTAGCCTCGGGCTATAGCACCCAGAGCATTGCGAATGGACAGAAGTACGTGCAAACAGGGATATGCACGCTCACGTCGTCCGTGGTTCGTGTCAACAAGGCATTCGGGGCTCAGACGACTCGCGCGTCCAGCGTTCCTGCAAACAACGCCAACGGTCGGATCGGCCTCGGTTCTGGCTGGATCGGTACCGGCACGCAGAACCAGCGGTCCTGTAACAACGCCTCTAGCATGATCTGCGCCCTGATGATCAACCGAGTGCTGACACCAACCGAGATTGACAACCTCGAGAACTACTTCAGCGCGAAAGCTGGGCTGTAGTCATGCTCAACCATCAGCTGCTCCAGTTCAACGTCGACGGGCGCGTCATGTGCTCGCTGAATCAGGCGCCGACCGACTTCAACGGCGGCACGCCCATGAAGGACGGGCTGCTCTGCGTAGGCGACGTGCCCCCGGTTGACTACCTCGGCGGCTGGAGCTTCGATGGAACTGGATGCGCCTGCGCCATTCAGGGCTTGAATCCAGTCAACGGCCCCCTGACCTCTGATGGTCGGCTTGCAATCTCGGTCGCAGCCACGCCGATCGCATGGTACTGGTGCGGTCTGCCATTCCTTGCCGATGGTCGGCTCGCAGTCTCGTTTGGCGTGGTTCCCCCGCCGCTCGAGTTCGCTTTCTCCAACGCCTTCAACGACGGGTTTGACAGCCCGAACGCACCATGAGCCGCAAAACCATGACGGCGCTGAAAGCGCAGGCCGATTCCACCATCGAGGACAACATCACGGGGGCCATTTCGGCTGCCGATGTCCGGAACATGATCAAGGACCTCATCGACACGCTGACGCCGGGGTTCGGTGCTGTCGGTCGGGCCACCCAAACGCTCGTGACTCTAGGTCCGGCAGCTCAGGTCGTCACGTACGACACGGCTATGGCCATCACACCCGACTTCACCCCCAATCTCGCGCTCGGCACGGTCACGCGCAACGCGCTCGGCTTGCCCACCGTCAACACTCGGGTGACGTTCTACGCTGGCGTCGAGGCTCCCGCTGGCAGCGAGGTTCTGTTCACCCTCTTTCGGGACGGCGTTAGCGTCCCCGGCGGCTTCACAGTCAGCTGCCAAGGCAACGGGAACCCTGTTCAGGGCTCGTTCGAAATCATCAATGCCAATCCCCTCGCAGGCGATCCAGTCTACAAGGTGATGGCTGCCAAGATCAGCGGAGCGGCGTCCAATGTCATTCTGACTGACGTTAGGTTCATTCTCGAGGTAGTTCCCACAATCGGTCCATAGGAGTAGGCGATGCCCACAGCAGAGTATGAAGAGAAGGTTTTCGCGGAAGACGCGCAGTACGAGGACGACAAGCGTCTCTTCGTTCAGTTCTTCACGGAGGCGGTCGAAGACAAGTTCGCCTCCAAAGAGCAGGGGCGTCCCATCTTCCGCGAGGTTGCGTGCGTTCGCATCATGACGCCGGGGTCCCGCGACGTCACGGTGAACAAGGCGAACGACTCGTACAAGCGGCGATTCCCCCGCCAATGGGCTCGCTACGAGCAGCAGCTGGAGCAGGTCCAGGACGGCACGCCCCTCGAACAGGTGCCGTGGCTCACGGTGGGCGTCATCGCCGAGCTGAAGGCGGTCAACTGCCACACGATCGAGCATCTGGCCGGCATGGGCGACGCTCAGCTGAGCAAGATGATGGGGATGCTGGGCTTCCGCCAAAAGGCTCAGGCGTGGCTCCAGGCAGCGACCGAGGCCGTCCCCTTCACGAAGATGCGGGCCGAGCTGGAGGAGCGTGACAACACGATCGAAGTCCTCAAGCAGCAGGTCGCAGCGCTGATGGCGGCGAATGCCGAGGCCGCTCAGCAAAAGGCGCTGATCCCGGCAAGGAGATAAGACCATGATGTACTGGCCCGCGTTGTCTCTTCTGCAACAAGTCGCTGCGGAGCTCGGCTTGCCGGCACCGACGACGCTGGTCGGTACTACGGACGTTCAAATCGGTCAGCTCACCGCCCTGATGAACTCGTCTGGCAACGAGCTGATGACCTACTACACATGGGAGCAGTTCATCAAGGAGTGGGCGTGGTCGACGGTCGACGGGCAAGGCGACTACGCGCTCCCCGCCGACTGGCTCTACTTCACTGACCAGACGCAGTGGGATCGCACGAACCACTGGCCTCTGCTGGGGCCGAAGTCTCCGCAGGAGTGGGCGTGGCTCAAGGGAGGTCTGCTCGCAGCCGCCCCCAAGATGCGCTATCGCGTCTACCAGGACAAGTTCTGGCTCTGGCCCGTTCCCGGAGCCACCCCGTTCGACATGGCGATGGAGTACGTCTCCAAGAACTGGGTGGTCACGTCCACGCCGGCCCCCGACACGCCTTCGGACATGGTCGTGGCTGACGGTGACGTGGTCATGTACCATCCGTGGCTGTTCATGAAGTTCCTCAAGCTGAAGTTCTACGAGCTGAAGGGCTTCGACACTTCGCCGGCGCTGGCGGACTTCATGCGTCTATTCACGTCCATGACCGGCAAGAGCAAGGGAGCGCCGAAGCTGTCGCTGGCGCCCCTGTTCCCACCGCTGTTCATCGGTCCGTGGTCGATTCCGGATGGTTCTTGGGACACAGGCACGACGGGTCCGTAAATGGCAATGACGGCCAAGATCAGCACGGTTCCCTCGCCTACGGGGGGAATCAACGCCTACGACAACTTGGCGTCGATGCCCCCGACGGACGCGATCCGGATGAACAACTTGGTCCCGCAGCCGTACGGATGTACCGTTCGCAAGGGCTACCAAGCTCATGCCACTGGGATGCCGGGGCCGGTCGAGTCGCTGTCCAGCTGGGTGTCCCACGCCGGTGCCGAGAAGTTCTTCGCTTTTTCGGGCGGCGGTTTCTACGACATCACGACGGTTGGCCCAGTCGGCGCGCCACTGCTGACCGGCCTCCTTTCCGACTTTTGGCAGGGCATCGGCTTCGCCAACGGTGCCGGACCTCACACGCTGCTGTTCAATGGAGCAGATGACCCCATCTGGTACAGCAACGCCGGAGTGCAGCGACTGACGGTTGGCGATGGAATCACCGTTGGAACGTGGACTGGAGTGCCCCCACAGGACATCATTCAAGCCACTGTCCATCAGCGCCGCATCTGGGGTGTTCAGGTCAACACGACACTGGGATGGTATCTCCCCGCCGACACGGTCTATGGCGACGCCGAGTCCTTCGACTTCGGGCCGCAGTTCAAGAGGGGCGGCTACCTCGCTATCCTGGCGACATGGACGGTCGACCCCGGCCAAGGGACCAACGACTACCTCGTGGCGGTCTCGTCCAACGGCGAGGCGGCTGTCTACGCCGGTATCGACGTAACGGATCCTACCGACTGGCACCTCGTCGGGGTGTATTTCATCGGCCAGCCCCCGAGGGGTCGCCGGTTCTTCTGCAACGTCGCTGGGGACCTGTACATCCTGACGCTCACCGGCGTGGTGTCCATGGCGACGGTGGTCACGTCCACGCAGGTGAACGTTTCGGCGAACAACACCTATTCTAAGAAGATTGCCTTCCTGCTGAGCGATCTTCTTACTACGCTTCAGGACCTGGAAGGCTGGGAGATCGACTTCTTTCCGGGCGAGAACTTCCTGTTCATCAACGTGCCGACGGTGTTCTCGGGCGGCAATGGTCAGCTCGTGGCGAATCACATCACGACGGCGTGGTGTACCTTCAGCGGCATGGACGCTCGTTGCTGGAACCGAGC